TGTAAATATACAAGACCGTAATTATGTTCCTGACGGAACACCTGCTGCTGAAAGTGACCGTTCATCAAAGTTATCAAACGATAATAAATATGACGGTTCTAGCGTTTACACCGATAAGTATTTCAACGCCAATATGAACAAAAAAATGGTTGAATCTAACAATGGTGATAGGGGTCTAGAGTCAAAATTCACATCATTGACAGGGGAGAGTGTAAGTGAAGATTATTACAATCACAATAATATGGTACCATTCTTTAAAGGTAGCGTTCGTAGTAGAACATCCGACATGAGAGCTAATGAAAGCGTTCTAGACAATTACGTGGGTTCAGGTTCTCAAGACTTCTCCAAAAAGGAGCAAGCGCCTCTATTTGCTCCCAAAGAACATCAACAATGGGCTCACGGTGCTCCCAATAATACGGAGTTTATGCGTTCCCGTGTTAACCCAAGCACAAGCATGGCAAATGTCAATCCATTCGTGCAGAAGCAGGTCGGACCTGGCATTGGTTTAGGATATACAACCGACGGCAGTGATGGATTTAATTCTGGTATGATGGGTCGTGACTCATGGCGTGAAAAGAATGTTGACGAACTTCGTGTTTTAACAAACCCAAAATCAGGAGGCATTGGGTTGCTCGGTCACGAAGGACCAGCAGCATCTCATATCAAGCAAATGGGTGCTCAAGGAGTTCAAGAGAAGAACCGTGTCGATACCTCATTCGAAATGTCACAAGACCGGTATTTCACAACCACTGGGGCAGAAAAGGCACAAACAATGCGTTCCGTTCACATTGACAAGGATGTCAGTCGTCCAGGAACAGCGGTTGAATACGCTGGAGGAGCTGGATATGAAAACTCCGCATTATATGTTGATGGTGAATATATGCCTACTCACAGAATACAACTAGCAGGACCTGCTTTAACGCCCGCCGGTGCTCGCAACGGTGGTGCTCCTACGGCATCTGATTACGGTATTAAATCTAAGACAGCATACCCTAATAATCGTTCGTCTAACAATCAAGACAAGTATTTTGGGGCAATCGGTGGAGCATTCGGAGCAGCAATTGCTCCATTACTTGATGTTCTTCGCCCCTCTAAAAAAGAAAATACCATTGGTTCTCTTCGTCCTTATCAAAATGTAAAGGGAGAGGTCGCATCTTCTTATGTTTACGACCCCAGCAAGAAAGCAGCACCCACTATCAGGGAAACAACCGAGAAGGGTAAGTTTCACCCACTTGTCAATGCAAACCAGAAGGGCGGAGGATATAAGGTCACCGACCACCAAGTCGCTAACACTTCTCGTTCCGAAACTGGTAGCCATTTCTATGCCGGCGGATCTAGTGCGGCAGCAGGAAGACAGGACATGCGTTCTTATAAAGCTGAATATAACCAAAGAAATAATGACATTAAATCATCCACTATTAACAGTCGCACGTCAAATGGTAACATGAAATTATATACAGGAAATGTTAATATGACGTCCAAACATAAAGACAAAGACCTCGTCAATCATAGATCTATGTCAAAGAACATGCCACCTCCACCTCCATCCACCAGCTCAATTGGACGTATGTCCGGAGGACAATCACTTAACCAGAACATCAATATGGAACGCACTACGCCCGACATGACTAATGCTTTGAAGAGCAATCCTTTTGTCATTCCATATTCTGCCAGGTAGGATTTTCACGGAAAAAAACATATGTAAACGACGCCACAAATAACACACATATACCCAACGAGATGTGAAATATATAATTATTGTTTTCTAGTAATATATCAAAACAATAATAATCTACCACATCACAACACGTTTCATTGCATGGGTGTTCTATTATTTCGATTGTGACATTATCCATATTATAATTATGACACAACCATTTAGATTTATTCACATAAGTATTAAAAACGGAGTAGTTATCTTTGTGTTTGAAAATGATAAACACAAACCATCTTATAAAATTGAAAAGTTTTCCACCACTTGTTTAACAATATAAACTAAACCTACTTACCTATCAAAAATGCCTTGTGGATATTGCACCGAAACCGGACACAACGTTCGCACCTGCCCGAATCTAAACGAACCTATTGTTGACCGAACAGTCGTGTCTCAAATTGATGATGATGATGATGATACGGTCGAATATATAAATGACATAGAATCATTTTCGTCGTCGGTTAAACTTGGTATGTCAGACCTATTAGAAGACCCTCCTATAGTGAACTGCATGGTCTGCTTTGAGGACGTAGATGGTGAGAAAGTCAGTCTTAAGTGCGGTCACGACTACTGCGTCACTTGCTTTGTCAAGCACATGCGAATCGCCAACAATTGCGCTTATTGTCGTGATGAAGTTTGCGAACCGGTTGTCAAGGCAAGTAAATCTATTTCATCTAATCAGATATCTGACATTATCGAGAATTCAATAGTCGACCATCCGGATTTCATCAACACAATCCACAATGACCTCATCAACCAAACTAAGAATTTTATTGAGCAGAATTACGCAGATACCACTACTCGCCAGAGGGCACACATCGCGGTCATGTGTAAACAAGCAATCCAGAGCACGAACATGACATTCGGGTATTGGATTGCAGGTATACACATGGCTGATAGTATCGTGTCACATTTTAACGACGATGATGATAATTAGTAAATAAAGTTTAACATATACAATAAAAAAATAGATAGCAAGACATAACATTTATAAAACTATGCTACGTTTTTTTATGAGATTTTATACAGAGAAACTGCTATAAATAGATATTATAATAGTTTAGATGACGAAGTTAATGTGTACAACACAATCATACACAATAACTGTTTTTAAACGTGAATGTATTAACATTGTAGCTTCATCTACTGTTTGCATTGTTGGATCATATGTTATATCCCGCTTACAGTATAATGATAATCACAATTCATCTGGTTTAGAACACTCAATCCTAAGTTGGAATATAACTAACCCAGAAAACGCGTGGTCATCCATTCTCTACGCACTTCCCAACACAGAACCTTATGTAAAAATGTCTTTAATGACACTTTCTATCTCAAGTTTTTGTTTATGGTCAAACCGTTCTGATTTTATTAATTTCATCGATGTCACCAGCATTTTTTGGGTTATAATTTGTGTTACAATATACTGTATCCCACCCGCATATCACAAACGAAGCGCAATAATTATTATAAACACAGCAACAGTCGGATACATTACAGTTGCTACATACACAAACTATTTTGTTGTTATATTGAAGTATTACGAACAACATCTTGTTATATTAACAGGTGCGATTGCAACAAGTTGTGCCGTAATATTATCAACATTTCACTGTCATCATAAAGACTTCACTATAGGATTCGTATGTGTTACAGTGGGGTTTTTATGCAAACTTCTAACCATTTATAATGATCTATATTGGGGAACTTGTGCGTTTCACGTGTTGACAGCACTTGGCATTTTCATATTATTAAAATCTGTTGACATACAGTCCGCACAAAAAACTATTTGTTATAGTAACGACAATATAAGGACAGAAGAATTTGACCTAGATGAACTACAAGAAACGGAAGAATCGGAAGAATTGGTAGAATTGATACTCGACGAAATGGAAGAATTAGAAGCACTTGAAGAGATAGATAGGGTTTAATCAGATGTAAACAACCTATTCATGTTTATAGCCTCCAAATTATTCTCTACAGGATTCAATAGTCGTTCAATCAATGTGTTGTCACGAAAACGCACTGTATACTCCTGTTGCACCTTGTTTCTACCAATGCGCCCAAGAGCCTGGATAATTTTCTGTTGGGTCATATGTGTCAAATCCTTTCCAATAAATCCATGACAGAATGAGTAGTTTGTCCCGTAAATATAATCATCTGACGCAATAATCAAATACAAACGCTGTGAATACGCCATACCCTTCATAATCTCGGCATATTTCACATTGTTATGCGTGTCAAACATACCAATTCCCATAAGCAATAACACCTTTTTATAATCCTCTACGTCCAATTCCATAATATCACATACGATGTCCTCATCAATGTCAGGCACAAACGCATTTGATTTATAATCACGAGCCCAGATTGACTGGTGTAACTTCTCATTGGGAATGTAACTATTTGACAACTTTATAGATACAATTTGCTTACGCATCTTCTCCACATCCTGTG